TCTGTTCTCGATCCAGGTTTCCGAAGGTTTGTGGCTGATGAACAAAGCCGCCCTCTTGCAATTGGAACACTTCAACAAATCCAACGCGCTGTCCTGGGCTTTGACAATGGGCCTCTTCTCTATCCCTGTTATCTACTCCGAACGCGAGTGGAGCCAGATCGTCGGTGAGTCTTACTATATCCAACTCGGGCCAGATGACAAATTCGGCTGGACAGAACCCGAGGGGCATGTTTTTCAGATCGCCGCCGACAATCTGGAGCGCCTGAAGGATGAGATCTACCGAGTATGCCACCTCATGGCGCAGGCCGGTGGCACCAGCTCTGCACAGACAATCCAATCCGGTCTGAGCAAGCAGCGTGATTTCGGCATAACCCAAGAAGTTCTGCGGGCGTATGGGGATACTGTCAAGCACACAATGAAACAAATGCTGTCAGCGATCAACACGGCGCGCCAGGACGGTCTCATAAGTGATGTCTCGGGCCTGGACGAATTCGACATCGGAGACTTTAGCATGGAGTTAGACGACGCGAGCAAGTTGCTAGCGTTGGGGATAGAGTCCGAGACATTGAAGAAGCAGCTTTTCAAGAAGCTTGCCTTCAAGTATTTTTGTGATCTCCGCCAGAGCGTCAAGAATCAAATCGCCGAAGAGATAGACCGATCGTTCGGATCATTGATTGGAAACAAGGAGAGCCATGGAGGAGACTAAACGGGAGAAGGTGACATCGACGGAACCGCAGCGGATCGATGTGCAGTCGCTCGTAAAACAGGCAGTCGAAGAGTATACCCGTGCACAACAGGCAAAGGCCGAGCCGGCTTACCGAGCAGAGCTGCAGGAAGAACGTAAACGCCGAGAACAGCTAGAACGCCGAGTGAATGACCTTATAGAGGAGAACAAGCGAACTAGGCAAATCGCGGATGAGGCGGAGCGCAGCGCCGCTATCAGGGCTGAGTTGCAGCGACTGGGCGTGGGAAAGGTGGATCTGGCTTTCAAAGCGGTCAAAGATGATATTGCAAGAACAGACGAGGGGCGCCTGGTAGCGAGAACGGAGTCCGGCGAGGTGGCACTGAAGGATTATCTTACTAGTTTTGTGACTTCCAATCCTGAGTTTCTCCCAGCTCGTATATCCGGCGGCTCTGGAATGCAGGCGACACAAAAGTCGCCGTCGGGCGGTGGTTCGATTGACCTCGACAAGATCCGGCCCGGGATGAGTCCCGAGGACCTGGACAATGCCCGCCAAGAGATCGCACGAGTAGCCGCGCAGTATCTGCGTGGGTCCTAGCTTCCTTTTGACTTACACACTTAACACAAACCATAGGAGACATCAATGCCAGCAATTACTTCAACGAATGTGGCCTCCGCGATAGTTAAACTTGTGGCGGCCGATGCTTTGCCAGCACTTGTTAGCAACCTCGTTTTGGGAAACCTTGTTAACCGGGACTATGAGCCTACTCTCGCCCAAGCCGGCGATACGGTGAATGTGCCAATTCCACCCGCGCTTGTAGCCAACAACATCGCTGAGGGGGGAACCGTGACAACGCAGAACCCAAATTTGGGGAATGCGCAAATCGTACTAAACACTCATGTGGAGGCGACGTTTCAGATTCCCGATGTCACCAAGATCCTGGCGGTTCCCGACCTCCTGAAGGTGTACATGCAGCCCGCGGTTACAGCGATCGCCGAGAGAATTGAGTCAGACCTTCTCGGACTGTACGCGAGCTTCTCCGCGAACACCCCAGTCGGTGTTGCGGGAACGCCGATCACGGAAGCCGTCATCGATGCTGCCGAAACCGCACTTTTTCAGGCCAAAGCCCCCTCCAGCCAGCCAAAGCATCTGATCGTCGACGCAGGCACGTATTCACAAATGAGGCAGATTCCCCGGTTCAGCGAATTTCAAACCGCTGGCGAAGCAGGACTTCGCGCCCTGATCGAAGGCACGGTTGGAAAAATCAAAGACTTCTTCGTATTCAGATCACAACTTGTCGCAAAAACTGGCAGTTCTCCGGTGACTACGCACAACCTCGCGTTCGTTCGCGATGCGATTGGGCTGGTAATTCGCCGACTTCCGCAACCACTCCCGGGAACTGGCGCAATCGCAGAGTACGCAGATCTGGGGACTTTTGGAATGCGCGTGATCATGAGTTATCAGCCGAACACGCTTTCGCAACAGTTCACGGTGGACGTTCTTTATGGAGCCGCTGCCCTTCGAAACAACTTCGCGGTCCAGGTGAACTCCTGAGATTTTTCATGATTCAAACCTGCGACCTATGAACTTAAAATCGTACTACCAAAAAATTCGCGAGTTCGAAAGCACCATAGTCGAGCCGTTCGTGGTTCTGATAAGTCAGGCAACCGACGACGGTGGTAAAGAGGGTCGGCTGACTGAGGTCCCCAAGGCGGTGGCAGCCAAAATGCTGGCGGACGGCCGAGGCTGTTTAGCGAGCGAAGAAGCCACACGGGAATTTCAAGAGAAGAAGGCAGAAGCAAAAAGAGCAGCCGACACTGAGGCGGCAACCAACCGAATGCAGGTGACCCTTGTACCGAGGCTGACCTGGTCAAAACGAGACGTTTCACAAAAGAGCCGTAGAACGGACAATCGCAGATGGCTCTGTTTACCGATGCTCCGATTTCAACTTTGGATCAGCTGGCGGCACAAGACACTGCGGTCCTCGACGTGGCCAGTAACGAAGAGATCGATGCATCAGCGAAAATATCGCTGGCACAAGAAGAACTGGGCGTTGAGCTCACATCGGCATTTTCGCGCTCAGCGTTTTCACGTACCAGCCCTTCAATGTGGTGGCCGGGAAGCGTTGCGACGTCACTCTGTATCCTCCAGTTGCCGAACATAGTGGTGACTCCGCCACTGCGGCTCTGGCACACATTTCGCACTCTGGCGCTGGTCTATCGCGACGCCTACGGAAACCAGCTAAACGATAGGTACGCGGCTAAGTGGAAAGAGTACCAAGATCTTGCCAAGTGGGCATCAGCCATGCTGTTCCAGACTGGCATTGGCGTCGTCTCGAATCCCATTGCGGTCGCAAGCAGCCCTGAAGTCGACCTGTTGAGCGGGTCACAACCCGCGGCTATGTATTTCGCGCAGGTGGCCTGGCTGAATTCTACGGGCGAAGAAGGAATGGCCAGTCCTGTCACGTCGATCATTGCACCGGATCAAAATTCGGTGCAGATAAGGCCAACAAATCCGCCGGCTAATGCTGCGGCATGGAATGCATATGCCGGGATAGCGGTCGACGCGATCACGCTGCAAAATGTTACTCCACTTAGCATGGATCAGACGTGGCTCATGCCAACGGCAGGCCTGGCGCAGGGACGAAGCCCGGCATCGGGACAAGAACCCAACTACTATTCCCAGGCACCACGATTCCTACAGCGAGGCTAAAGGGCATGCTCAGTATAGCTGGCAGAGCTACATCAAAGCTTCAGGAGTTGTTAACGTTGCCGAATGGCCTCAACGCAAGTTTAGCGGCGATAGCTCAGTCGGAAAGCGTGACAGTCCCGCCCATCTCGCCCACCAGTGTCTTCACCGATAACGTCTCAAGCGACCTTGCCGAAAAGAGCGTCGAGCCCAAGTACACGGCAATTTATATCTACTGCGACAAGATAGCCAATCTCTTGACGGAAAAGTTTCGGAGTTTTTCCGGAACGATCGAAATGACGATTGACGTACGAGTATCACAAGACCGCCTCGCGGGAATTGATCAAGCGTCTCAATTGTATGCTGCCGGGGTGACTCAAACGCTCAACCAGAACCGAGGCGACTGGGGCCAGGGCGTCTTCTTTGCCGGCCGGTACGAGGTATCGTTCGGACCGGTAAAGCACGGGGGCCGTAACTTCATAAAATCCGCAAAGATCTCGGTCCAATTGGACGCGAGCGTCGGATAACGATATGCCCGTATATATTTCTTCCAATGCGAACCGATTCTATTGCGCTTCGGAAGCAACCTACGGCGAAGTGCAGCCGATTACTTCCGATAATCGGATTCCGGCGGTGACGCTCTCCGCAAAGCAAGTGCTCGAAGTGACGAATCGCAGGGACAAGACCGGCAGTCGAACGTTCGCCGGATTACCACCTGGCGGCCGACGCCGCACGACGTTCCAGCTGAGCACGTTGCTGACTACGTGGAGCGGAGGCCCGAGCTCACCGAGTTATGGGCCGCTGTTTCAAGCCGCGCTGGGCAATGGCGCACTGATGGCCGACGGCGGGCAGATTGGCGCGGCCTCGACCACCTCCGCGTTGTCGTTTGTGGCACCGCACGGCCTCATCGCGGGGCAAGCCATCGCCTACCTTGGAGAAATCAGGTTTGTCACCGTAGTGGTTAACAGTCATTCTGTCCAGCTGAATGCGCCTCTCTCGGCATCGCCGGCACCAGGATCCAGCACCGGACCGACGGCAACCTACTTCCCCAGTACGGAGCTTGCTTCGGCAACGGTGTTCGACTACTGGGCACCAACTTCCGCGGTACACCGCATTCTATGCGGAGCAGCCGTGGACCAGATGAACATTAAGATAAACGGAGATTATCACGAGTTTGCGTTCAGCGGCGTGGCACAAGAACTCGTGGACAGTACCAGTTTTACTAGCGGAATCGGACAACTCAGTGCATTTCCTCCTGAACCGGCACCAGGAACATTTGATTATTCAATTGTTCCTGGCCACCTTGGCCAGGTCTGGCTCGGAAATGTTCCGGGCCGGTTCTTCACGCTCACAGACGCTCAACTCTCGCTGAGTAACAATCTAGATCTGCGCGCCCGGGAGTTTGGATCGAGCATACCGAGAGCTGTTGCGCCCGGCATGCGCGCGGTGACTCTAGATTTTGAGTTGTATGAAATGGACGATGCGGCAACTCAGGGGCTTTATCAAGCGGCGAAACAACAATCGCCGATCAGCGCCATGATTCAGCTAGGACAGCAGCCGAACCAGTTATTTGCCGGATACCTGAAGAGTCTCATCCCGCAAGTGCCGGAATACAATGACGGCGAGACTCGCTTGAAGTGGCGCTTTCGAGGCTCCCGCGCGCAAGGTACCGTGGACGACGAGATCACCATCGCTTTTGGATAAGCATGAACTATGAAAGTTGTATTCGGATCGACTCCAAGGTCATTCCGGGAGTTGGTTTTGTTATAGCGAAAATGTCGCTCCTGCGGCGGATGGAGCTGATTCGCCGCATTCGGGAATTGTCGCTTAAATGCGAATTTCTGAACGCGGGGGAGCAGGCGGACGAAAAGCTCCAAGCGGCGCTTTTCTCGGCCGAGATCGACCGTCTGTATGTAACCTGGGGCCTGCAAGAGCTGACCGGACTGGAAGTAGACGGCGTGACGGCCACACCGGAGTTGCTTGTGACCACGGGGCCCGAAGATCTGTTTCGGGAGATCGTGGCAGCGATCAAAGCCGAGTGTGGCCTTTCGGAGCCGGAACGAAAAAACTAATCGTCGCCTTCCATTTTTTGCGTTCGAACCCAGCCGCATGGAAGTGCGACACATGCCGGAAATCAAGATTGGAAATCACAAGAAGATGCGGTTGGGCGGCGGCAGGACAGCATACAGCTCCTCACGTTGTCTGGGCCAGAGGACGGATTTCAACTTACGAGTGTCCGAAGTCGCTGGTCACAGCGCAGAGTATCGGCTGGGTGGAGGAGTTTATGGTCTGGAAGCGCCTTCGTTTAGCGCTGCCATTCGATGTCAATGCGCGGCAGGCAGAGGCATTTCTGATTTTAGAGGAGCAATTGGACTTGGAGAAGCAGAGTGGCGCAGAGTAGCTGGAGTAGCGTTACCGGGCCCGTCTCAGGCAGCGCGGGAATGGGACAGCTACTAAGCGCACTTCTTCCGCAAGGTGGCGCGGGGTTAGGGGACGCGTTGACGCAATTAACCAAGAATCTTGGGAATCTTGTGCCGGCGAGCCAATTGCAAGCAGAGGCGCTGCTGGCCAACACGCAGGCGATCGTGCAGAATACGACGGCGCACGGCAGCAGCGCGGTAGACACGGCCGGCCAAGTGGCATCGACATTAACAGGCGGCCTGCTGGGAGGATTGTCGCCCATTCTGTCGGGAGTCTTAAGCCTGTTTAGCGGCGGAGGATCGAGTGCTCCGACGCCGCTCACAACTTATATTCCGCCCCCCAGTCTGCAGTTTCAAGCCGCCAATGGTCCTGGCGCAACAGTGCAAGGCGCGGATTATGGCCAGAGCGGCGCTCCTCGCGCGATAAGTA